TGATGATAAGACCTTTGGTCAAATCAGTTACGATCTTTGATCGTAAAAACTTTAGAATTCTCATATTCTTAATGTTTTAATTAAAATTTTATTTTACCTTTTACGGGGGGTATTTCAACCGTAAAAACTAGGTGGGGTGTTCTTTTTAGTACCTCAACGCGCTCATAAAAACCCTAAAGTTTAAAAATTTTTCAGTTTTTTTTTATTTTTAAGGAAAAGTTTTATATATTTGTAGCTTATTAATCAAAAATTTTTATTTTATGGACAATGTATTTAATTATGCAACAAACTTTTTTAAGAATATGAGTAGTTTATTTCTAGTGATGTTATCATTTGGAATATTAGGTGAAATTATTTTTGGAGATGTAATGGGCATTAGTGTAATAACTAATGTCATGGATGTTATTAACTTACTTGGTGATAATGGCTTTGTAGGCTTAGTGGCATTACTAGTTTTATTTAAATTTGTAGATCAGAAATAAAAAATAACAACTTAAATAATAAAAATACTTTAGAAATAGTTTGTTTTTAAAGTATTTTTATTATTTTTGCACTGCAATAACATCATCCCCCGGTAACCATAAAAGGGATTAGACATCGGATTGGTAGGTCTAAATAAGACTGAGATTTTCTCCGGTAATTGCAAAAGAGTTAAAGTATAAACTCTAGTTAGGATAGATTGCACACAGGTACGTGCGGTGAATTAACATCAGTCTTACTATCCTTTGGTCCTTCTGCAAAGATGGAGAGCACTGCTAGAGTGAAATCACAACTTGAAATAGGGACTCCAAGGGGGAAAATTATGCCTTGTTGAAAAAAATATTATTTTTATTTGGATTATTATAAAAAAGTTTTTTATATTTGTACCGAACTAAAAATAATAGACTATGTCAAAGAAAAAAATTACCTTTAAACCAACTAGAGATTGGGTACTTGTCCCAGATCCTAGAGAAGAAGTAACAGATAGTGGAATTATACTCCCAGAGTCTGCACAGGCTAAATTACAAACCAATATATTAGAAGTATTAGCAGCTGGCCCAGAATGTAAATGGGTTAAAGTTGGTGATAAAGTTATGGTAGATCCTTCTGGAAAAGGCCATATTATAGATTTGGATGAAAAAACTTATGTAATTATTGCAGAGTTTATGGTATTAGGAGTAATGTAATGAATATAAAAGGCACTGTTACTATAACACTAGAAGATTATCACACTTTTCTAGAAACTCACGAGATTAATATAAAGAAGTCTGAGACGTTAAATGCTACAACTAGAGAACTAGCTGTATTTTTATCTTATATATCTTCACGAGCTGATATAAAGCAGCATATTGACTCATTTAATTTACAATCTAAAACTTGTAAGATAATGTATGAGGGTAACAGAGCTGTAATTGAATTAAGAAAAAATAAAGATGAAATTAACATTAAAACTTGAAACAACATTTAAATATCTCCAATTTTGGAATAGTTTATTTAATTTGACCTCTAAAGAATTAAATATATTAACTGTATTAGTAGATATAAATGAAAAACAAAAAGATCCTAATATTTGCTCTAATAAGAATAAAAAATTAGCTGCTAAGAAACTTAATTTTAAAGATCCTAATACTTTAAATAATTATGTAAAGAAATTTAAAGATAAAGGATCTTTAATATTAGAAGGGGATAATTATATACTACATAAATTATTATCAAATAAAGATGAAGTGGAAGTTAGAATATTGCGATAGCACTGAAGAAGGATTTTTAAGAACAGTATATATATTCCCTAGTGTATATTTAGCATTATTCACACAAGATTCAAGTGGGAATATAATAGATATGGAAATAATAAAATTATATAAAGAATGAATGTATTACAACTATTAACAAATTTTAGTAAAGAATTTACTACTTTTGCTAAACGAGGAATGCCTTTAGTTTCTAAGCCAATGTACAAGGAAAGAATAGAGGCATGTGAAAAATGTGAACATAGAAAGAATATTAAATGTGGATTATGTGGATGTATAGTAGCTGTTAAAGCTAGGATGGAAACAGCTGATTGTCCAAATACCCCTTCAAAATGGCCAAAAATAAACAAGAAATAATTTATTTCTTAGCTAATAAATATGATTTACCTTTAAAAGAAGTAGACGAAATAATAAATCATCAATTTAAATTTGTGGCAAGAATTATAAAGAAAGGTAATTTTGATACAATACGTTTACCATATTTTGGAAAATTTATAGTTAATAAAAATAGATTAAAACATATAAATGAAAAAACTAACAAAAAGAATTCTGAAAAGATATAAATTCTTACATCACTGTGGTTTTCATAATAATGATTGTAGACGTAGAATTTATACAACTAAACAAGATTACTTATGTTTAAAAACAGGCACAACCCATAAAAAATTTACATTATGATAAGCTATTTACAACATTTAAAAAGAACAGATAACGCATTAGATACAAGATGGATTGTTAAGTATAATAAGAAAGGGAGAGTTAGAGAAGTTAAACAAATCTATAAACCATCTGAATATTATGCTTTTAATTTACACAAAGGCAAAAATGCAAGACCTTTACATAATAAAAACGCATTAATTAAAATATTAGAAAATGATAAAGAGAAAAATAACATTTAATGAATGATTTATTAATAATAGTTGATAATAAGGCAATACCTAGTCCATACGCTTTAAAGATTAAAGAATTTAAAAATTTAACGTCTGCAGAATTAGCATTTGTATATTTTATGGTAGATCATAGATCTCCTTTTGCAGTTTATGAGGAAGAGCAACGTAATATTGAAATAAAAAATAGTATCTTTGGAGAGAAAAAGAAATGGGTTACACCTACAAAAGTATTAAAGGCTTGCGTTAAGTATGAAGAATTAATTGAAACATCAGCGGTAAGATTATTAAAAGCTGCTAGAACTTCAATAGTAAAACTAGAGAAATACTTTAGAAATATAGATTTACATTTAATGGATGATCACGGTAAACCTATATTTCATGCTAAAGACTTAATAGCTAATTTATCTAAAATGGGGCAAGTTGTAGATGGGTTAACTAGACTGGAAGAAATAGTGAAAAAAGAAGAACAGGCCGCCAATACAAATAGAGGGGGAATTGAAGTAAATAAATATAGTATGTAATGGATTTTTTAGAAGACATGGAACTTTATAACAGAGCTATGGATAATGCTTATTTTATTATAACTAAACGTAAAACACTAGATGATATTTATTATAATTTAGAAAAGGAAGAAATAGATGATTTTCCTTTACCGTTTGATCCATTTACAGAAGATGGGAGAACAGATGATATAATAGATATGTTAATAGAGCATTTTACACACACAGAAGAATATGAAAAGTGTGCAGAGTTAGTTAAAATAAAAAGCAATACCAATGCCAAAGTTTAAAGATATAAATAGACTTAGACCTGCAGCTTCTGTTTTTGAAAAGAATGGATACTATACTGGATTTTTACCTGGTACTAAAGATTATTATGATTTTTGGGACACTGAAAAAAAAAGATGTTTATATGGGTATGAAGTAGATGAATTACATATTACAGGTTTTCATTACTTTTATTTAAATTATTGTCCTATTGATAGAGCGGTAGATGAAGAATTACCAGATGGTACAATACAATCTAAACGTGAAAGAACTTTCCCTGCTTTTTATGATGGAGATTGGGAATATTTTCAAGAGATAGATAAAGCTAGAGCGGAGAATAAACATATGATTGTCCTTAAAGCAAGGAGAAAAGGGTATTCTTATAAGGCTGGAGCTATGTTAGCTAGAAATTATTTTTTCATACGTAATTCTAAAAACTTTGTATTTGCAGCACAGAAAGAATATTTAATTGGAGATGGATTACTTTCAAAAGCTTGGGAGTTTTTATCTTTTATAGATGATAATACAGCATGGTCTCAACCTAGATTAAGAGATAGAGAGATGCATAAAATGTCTGGATATAAAAAGAAAGTCAATGGATTGGAGATTGAAATGGGGATGAAGTCTCAGATTATGGGGGTATCTTTAAAGGATGCTCCAGATAAAGTGAGGGGAAAGGCGGGTGAATTAGTTTTCTTTGAAGAAGCTGGTTCATTCCCTGGACTCCTTAAAGCTTGGGAGGTAACTATGCCAACAATGAGACAAGGATCAAAAACCCTTGGATTAATGGTGGCTTTTGGTACAGGTGGTACAGAAGGCGCAGATTTTGAGGCTATGGAAGAAATATTTTATAATCCTGCAGCATATGACTGTATGGAATATGAAAATATTTGGGATAAAGGTGCAATGGGAAGTATATGTGGGTACTTTATCCCAATACAAATAAATTTAGATGGATTTATAGATAAAGATGGGAACTCTAAAAAGAACAAAGCTTTTATATATGAAGAAGGAATGAGGAATAAAAAGAAAGGTGCAGCCGATGCCAAATCATTAGACCAGTACATTGCAGAGCACCCTTTCTCTCCTCAAGAAGCTACATTACAAGTAACTGCTAATTTATTTGATGTAGCATCTTTACAAGAACAATATAATAAAATAAAAGTACATGGATTACAATCTCAAGGAACTATAGGGGAACTTTATTATTCAAGTGCAAATGAAGTAATGTTTAGACCTAGTGCATCTTTAAAAGCGGTAACAAAGTTTCCCCATAGAAAAGATGCTGATAATACAGGAGCTGTAGTTATTTATGAGTCTCCATACAGAAATGCTAAGCAGCAAGTGCCTAGAAATATGTACGTTTTATGTCATGACCCGTATGGCCAAAGTAAATCTGCGGATTCTACATCTCTTGGGTCTGCGTATGTCTTGAAAAGACCAAATAATATATCTCGTCCTGATGATATAATAGTCGCTTCTTATGTGGGGAGACCTAATAGCTCTGATGAATATAATAGAAATTTATTTATGCTAGCTGATTATTATGGATGTAAAATAGGATTTGAGAATGATCGTGGTGAGGTTATAGCATACGCAAAGAGACATAGAAAGTTACATAAATTGCAAGAAGAATTTGAAATGCTAGATAAAAAAGATTTACAATCAAAAAAAGTGAAAAGGCAATATGGGATGCATATGACACAACAAAGAAAAAGACAAGGAGAAATATATATTAGAGATTGGTTAATTACATCTAGGGGTAAGGATTCTGAAGGACAATCTTTATTAAATTTACATAAAATATATGACCCTGCATTATTAACGGAATTAATTAAATTTAATCATGATGGTAACTTTGACCGAGTTATGTCGTTAATGATTGGAATGTATCACACTAGAGAGTTATATAATGCAGAGGTTAAAGATGTGTTAGAAGACAGATCTGCTGACATATGGTTTGATTCAAACTATAAATAAGTGGTATATTATAGATACATACTTTAAAATAAAATTAAATATATATATTATTAAAATATTATGTATATTTGTTAACTAAATACTATGGCAACATACCAAGATATTCCAAGACAAAAATTACCTGCATCTAAAAAAACTAAACAGTGGAAACAAGACTGTGTAGATGCTTATATCAATATATCAAGTTTAGGAGGTTATGGTGTAGGTTTTTCTACTAGACGTGGAGAACTGCAAAGACTATATGATTTTTATAATGGTGATATAGCAGAAAACGATTACGATTATGTATTAAAACCATATGGTAAAACTAGAAAAAATTTCCCATCAAAGTTAAGAAACTACCCGATAATTAAACCTATTATTGATTTATTATTAGGAGAAAAATCTAAAAGACCTTTTAATTACACTGTATCTGTTACTAATGCAGATTCTGTAAGTATTAAAGAAGAAGCTTTAAATGAAATGATTTATAAAAATTTAGAACAAACTTTTATAAATCAAATAAATGAATCAGGACACCAAACAGGAATTCCTAGTCAAGAAGTTGAAACCCCACAGCAAATAGCAGAGCTATTTAATAGATCTTATGTAGATAATAGAGCTATAATGGGACAGGCTGCTTTGAATTATATAATGGAAAAACAAGAAGTGTATGATAAAATGCAACAAGCATGGTTTCATTTCTTAGTTTCTGGAGAAGTCTATACAGAAAGAGGTGTAAGAAATGCTGAACCTTTCTATGATGTATTAAACCCATTAGATGTAGATTATGATTTAGACCCAGATTTAGAGTTTGTTGAAGATGGGGATTGGGCTGTAACTAGAAAATTTATGCACGCATCTAGTATAATAGATAATTATTATGGGTATTTAAAAGACGGTGATATAGATCAATTAGAATCTCCTACAAAAAATAAAATAGATAGTTTTTTAACTTATTCTTCTTATTCAGAAAATAGTGATCCTTATAGAAGTAATTTAATAGAAGTAACTACAGTTTATTGGAAATCTAGAAAAAGAGTAGGATTCTTAAATTATATAGATCCAATGACTGGACAATGGGAAGAGATGGAAGTAGAAGACGGATTTAAAATGCCTTTAGAATTAAAAGAGATAGGTGCTAAATTAGAATGGTTATGGGTTAATGAAGTTTGGGAAGGAACAAGAATCGATGAAGATATTTATATTAAGATAGAACCAATTATAAATCAAAGAGGTACTATAGATAATCCAGCAAAATGTAAATTACCAATTAATGGTAGACGTTATTCTGATGTTAATTCTAAAAATATATCTTTAGTACAATTAGGAGTACCTTACCAATTAAATTATAATATATTTAAATATAGATTAGAACTAGCAATTGCTAGAAGTAAAGACATTATCGCTCAATTTGATATTAATATGATCCCTAAGAAATGGGATATGGATAAGTTTATGTATTTTGTAGAAGGTACAGGTATTGCTTGGGTCGATTATAATAAAGAAGGGGTACAATTATCCCCTCAACATCAATCTGTTTTGGATATGTCTATTAAAACAATTGAACAATATATTGTACTCCTTAACTCTATAATGGAAGAATGGGAAAAATTATCAGGAGTTAATAGACAAAGACAAGGACAAGTAGGGAGTTATGAAGGTAAAGCAACATCACAGCAGGCTATTGTACAATCTTCGCATATTACAGAAGATTACTTTAGAAAATTCCAAAGATTAGAGCAAAGAGATTTACAAGCAATGTTAGATTATTC